ATAGATGAATGGGGAACAAGTAAAACATGTAATTTATGTAAAAGTCCAATAGAGTTATACAAAAATAAAGTAATAAGAAAGAAAAAAGATGGAACATATACAAAAGCAAGAATATCTCAAATCAATAGTGTAATCCGTTGCAAACTCAACGAGTGTAAATTATGCTGTATGGATAGAGATATTAACGCTTCTAAAAACATTCTATATTTACTGCAATTACAACAAGTAGGAAAAAGAAGACCAGAATGTTTTAGTCCAAAGAATATGAACGATTGTGATACTCCTTTAGAGGAAGATAAGCATATCGTGGCGTGAAATCCGCAATTACCTTTTGTTTATTTTTGCGTCTTCCCTACGGGAGGGCGTTTTAAATGTGCAAAGGTGTAAAAATATTCATATAGTATATAATGAGTGACGTTGCCTCTAAAAATACGGTTCTTCCAAGCGTTAATGCTTCCAGTCTTTCCGGAAATGCGAGTTCTTACCAATCAGGTGGTAAAAAAAGAAAGAATAGAGGTACTAGAAAGCCAACTAAAAAGTCCAAGTCAAGATCCAGAAGTACAAAGAAATGCTGGTGGAAGTTTTGGTAAAATCATGTATCGATGGCGATATTCAGATTCAAAACCATATACATTGATTGTAAATTCTTGTATAAAACTACATAAATATTTTTTTTATTATTGAATAATGATTTGTCCAAGATATAAATTATTATTTTCCACCAGTTTATTTGCAATTCCAACCATATATGGGTTCTACAATAAAAAATATATTCTTTCATCATTATCTCTTTGTTCCATGATTTGTTCTATGAATTATTGGAAAAACCCTATACCCGGACCAAGAAAAAACATTGATTTATTTGTTAGTAAGACAACCGGTGTTCTCTATTTTTTATATGGACATCAAAATATAATAGGTGTGGTCGGTCGAATCATCGGATATACAAACATATTTATGATTATATCATTCTATAATGCGTCTTGTCTTTTACACCATTACAATAATGATTCATGGGAATATTATCATATATTGTTCCATATTGTAACTACTATCAATAAATTACTCGTGCTCTCCTATTGATTCATCTGAAATAGTGATTAAACATTTGTTTTTTTCTAGTGCGTTCGTCTTTGCTATTTTCGGGTCATACTCTAATTTCCAAGTTTTATCTTTCGCCCAATCTATCATAAATCCTGTATATTTAGTAGAAGGTATTGAAAATATTTTATAATTACATTTCTTATAAAATGCTTTTCGTTTTAACCACTGCCCTTTCAAATACTCGTGTGAATCGACTATATCCACGACAATCGGGTTTTGTCCTCGCGTTCTCAAAATTCGACCAACCGATTGTTCAATATCTGTTTTAGGACTTGCCATTACTAACGTAGAGAGGGTTTTTATATCTAATGCCTCTGCTGCCATTGCGTATGTTGCCAACACGATTTTTTTCGATTCTGTAATTTTCAAATCTTTTTCCTTCATTCCACCTACATAATATCCTACGGTAGAATCATCATCGGATATTTTATGTCGGATTGCGTCATATAGATAGGTCAGCAATGCTCGATTGTGTGCTAGTATCATAATCTGTTTATCCTCGTTCTCTTTCATTAAATCAGAAATAACTGTTACAATGAAATCGGAACGAGGACCATATTCACATAACTTACTAATCATTGTGCTATATTTTGGACAACCTCTGAAATCATATTCTGTTTCATTAAATTCTTTATCATTTGTTTTGAACTCTATTGCCCGAATATGAACAGGGTCATCGTCACTTCTATCCACTGAATATATTTTATCACCAATAAACATATACAATATTTTGGTTAATTTATCTTTTCGTTCAACCGTTGCAGATATTCCTAACATATATGGTGTCACGGTTTTAAACAATGTTTTCGAAAACTCTTCGCTTCCTATTCGATGAACTTCGTCTATGATGGTTAATCCAAAAGGCGAGAATGCTTCAGTTGGAAAATTGCGGCTATGTAATGTCTGTATCATACCAATAACAATATCTTTTCCTTCTACTTCATATATGGGTCCTTGAATTTTGCCTACCCGAGCACTTGGCAAAAACTCGTTGATTCTTTCTATCCATTGATTCATCAGAAACTCTTTATGAACCAATATCAACGTTTTCTTTTTCAACTCCGCAATTATTTTTAATGACAATACTGTCTTACCATAACCACATGGTAGCTCTAGAATACCGCCGTTTCCAAATTCTTCAGCGTTCATATATATTGGTGTTCTCACATATTTTAAATATATATTCACAACATTTGTTTGATAATCGCGCAACTCTTTTGTAAACTCAATATCAATATCTTCGCCATCAGATAATTCGGATCTATCTGGAAGACCGTATCGTTTGATGCCATAGAATCGCGGAACATATATTTTAGCGGCATTTTCTCTATATATTGGAAAATTCGATTCTTCAGCGTTTCCGAAAGATGGGCCCATTGTAAATGGTATCATATACAAATCTTTTTTCAAAAACTCGTAATCTGTTGTGTCTAATGACGTTTTCGGAATCGTATATCCTTTTTTGCCCAAATAAGAATTTGCCCGCACAGTTTCTTTATATTTAGGTGTCATAAAATCGTCCTCGTCATTTTTTGGTGGAAGCGGCTTTTTAGGAAATCTATTAAAAGTTTGTCTTTTGAAAAACGGTTTCATTTTATACTATTGTTATATATTATCGAATCCTTTCAATTTTACAAAAAATATAATATAATATAATATAATCAAATGCAATTTAACGATTTTACAAAATCATTTACATCTTTAGAATTAGCAACACTTGTGATTTTTGCGATTTACATTATATTTCCATTTAGAACACCTGGATACATGGCAAATATTATAAATACACCTATTGGGCTTTTTTCGATTTTATTGATCACTCTTTATTTATTTTTCTATACGAACCCTATTTTAGGGGTTGTCTATATCTTTGTTGCTTATGAATTATTGCGAAGAAGCGCGTTAGTCAAATCTCAAGGCGCGGATGCTTACATGGTAAAACATACTCCATCTGAAGACAAAAGACATAATGATATGGTACAAATGAACCCTGTTCGCAATGTAACATTAGAAGAGGATGTTATTCGAACAATGGCTCCAGCTCAAACATTTAATAATGATATAGCTATTGCAACTGATTTTAAACCTGTCGCCGAACGCGTTACGGGTGCTTCTTTATACAAATAATTTGAAATATAATATAATATCAAATTATTTATCTTGTGACATTGGGTTGGGTTATTATCGTTACTTATTGTGGTGGTATAACGTGTCTTATATAAACCGCAATATACATGGATAAAATCGCCATATAGACTGGTATATACATAAGAATGGAACTCATGTTTCCTTTATGAAGTCCGTTAGGTACTATAATAGAAAAATGAATAATAGCATATATAAGTGCAGTTAAGAGAGCAATTGTAAGTATACTTCTATTGTAAAAAATTCCAAGTATAAACCCACCTAGATCAGGTTTAATTGAAGCTATATTTGCCGGATTCAATTGATCTACTTCATTAAATGGTTTCAAAAAATTCTCGCTATCAAACATGCGTTTATATTGTAAAAGAATAAATGACGAAATGAAAAATATAAAAACATAAAATCCGACAACTGTATTGCCTGGCAAATTATATACAATTCCATTATTTACTAACGCAAATGAGAACAGAAATAACATAACACCCATAACAATGTCTACTGCGCTTAATCTATCTAGCATTTGTTGAGGCGTAAATGGTGGATTCTCTTTCTTATTATCCAAAACTAGCTTAACAATAAAGAAATGATAGATTGTCGGTACAATGACTATTACAAATATTACCATAATGAAGAATCCAAAAAAATTCATTGCGGTGCTTAATTGACTAGTCGCAGCTTTATTGATTGATACTTTTCCGTCTGATGGAATTAAAATTTCTGCTTTTTCGGCAATTGCGGGATCTTCTTCGTCAATTGGTTGGCAATAAGTGGCAACGTCGACATATTTATCTTCTTCAATAGTATTATCTACACCTTCTTTGAATCCTTCGATATTTCCTAAATTTGATGTAATGTTTACAACACTATATTCATTTGAGTTTTCAGGTAGATTCAATATTGCTTGCGATTTATATTCATCAAATGCGGACTTTACTAAAATAGGCGTTGGAAATATTATTACATTTTCATTACTGGTTTTATAAAAAATAGCCTTTTTCTCTGAAATACTATAACTATTCATATTAATTGATGTATCTGATGTTCCTGATATTAACGTATCAATATCGGTTGCATTTGTATTTGTAGAGGTTTTCAGTAAAAAACATGAATATAACGGCGTTTCATTATTTGTCAAGGATTTATGTTCAATAACAAGTTCTCCATCAAATTGTATATTTTTTATTTTGTGTATTTTTTTTATAATATATATATTTTTTGTTACATATTCACCATTGAATAACTTATCTGAATATATATTTGGAGTATTGGATTTAGAAGGGTAAGGAATCTTGATGTACCCACCATTCGCTACTGTTTTTTCTATTTGATTCTTATAAAAGTCTGTTTTGTCGTAATTACAATGTATTGTATTATTTATTATATTATTATTTAAATCAAACTCCATATATAATAGTATTGGATAAATTATATATTAGCCATTTACTAAATATCTTTAGGGGTTTAGGGGTTTTATTGTTTTCATTGTTGCAACAGTTGGACCCTGAACACCTGGACCAGGTAAAATCCGTTCTATTGGACCACTGTTATCATTGGCATCTGGCTGATTACTATTCGATTGTCTCTTAGATGAGTCATTGTCAGTTGGGTCATTGACATATACGACATTACTAGTTAGGACATTGCCAGCTGGGTCATTGCCAATAATGGGAGTAATACCATTTATAAAAATACCACTAAAAAAATGATTTGTAAACTTATCTGCTTCAGATTTCAGTCTGTCCGATACAACATCTGGTAATTGACCCGTCGCCATATAATACTATATAATATAACTTTTTATATTATATGGAAGAAAAAACAAAAACAATTATAATAGAACAACCATGTTCTCAAAAAAACAAAACAAAAACAATAAAGGAAAAGGAAAAACAAAAAAGAAAAATAACAACGACTGAGAAATGGAATTTTACAGATCAAGAATTAAAATTTGAGAACCATTATGATATATTATATGATCCTTCTAAAACAGCCTTTATATATCAACAAATAAAAAATAAACTCTCTAGTTATCGTTCTCAAGATATTGAAAAAGACATATTAGATATCACTAGGTTCTCGGATTTGTCAGGAGTTCTTCAAAAGATGGAGGATTGTAAATTGAAATGTTTTTATTGTAAGGAATGTGTTTCTCTTTTATATGAAAATGTTCGAGAACCTAAACAATGGACATTAGAAAGAATAGACAATAAAATGGGTCATAATATAGATAATGTTGAAATTGCTTGCCTTTCTTGTAACTTAAGAAGGAGAACTATGCACTATGAACGATATGTTCTCACAAAAAATATTCAAAGGGTAGTTAAGAATTAGAACACTGATTGTATACTAAAATGTTATTGGGTGGTTGATATTATTGTATTGTTTTATTTTACACGCTTCAAGATTAGAAACCGCAGCTTTATGTAAATGATAATAAATTATCATTTATGGTGCGATTTTACACATTCAATGATGTAAATAACTTAGATATTTCATTATATTTATTTCATAATAATGAACGCTATGTTGAAGAGAATTACATGCATTAGTATTTTATCACGATTTTTAACAAGCCAAATTAGACCAAAATTGTGTATTGATTGTAAGTTTTATACAAAGCCTTTTTTTGCGAATAGTGAATTTGGAAAATGCACATTGTTTCCAAAAGAGAAAGTCAATGATTATTTTTGGGTGAATGGAAAAAATGATAATAACACAGAATACAAGTATTGTTCTACATTAAGGAGTTGTGATAGTATGTGTGGAAAAGAAGGCAAATTGTATGAAAAAAGAGTATGAGTTTAAAATGTAAATGGCGTGGAATAGGTAAAACGTATTTCAGGACTTTTTATTTTGCAAGTTTTTATTTAGGTATTTTAGCAACTAGCAATATTATTGCAGATTTATTATTTTAGACCTTTTCTCATTTCAAACGCATATTATCAAGTATTATAAAGTAGTAATTAATTTTTTATTTTTTATATTAAGTTTGTCTCATTTTTCTTTTTGGTCGGTGTAATCGGTATTATTTAGGAAAAACACTTTTGGGTATTTTTAGTTAAAACAATATAGAAATAAAATATGTATATACTATATAACTAAAATGGGTAAATATAGTTGCGAAAAATGTGCGAAAATCTTTTCTCAAAAATCACACTACGATAAACACATTAGTCGTAAAAATCCTTGCGAAATTCAAACAGACAAAATCAAGGCGTTAATAGATAAAGCGGTAGATGAAAAATTGATTGAATTAAATATAAATTTGAAATTAAATAATACTGAAAGTAATATTATAATCAACATAACAGAACAAATGAATATTTCAAAAATGAGTAAAATTGACTTATTAGAGAAGTGTAAAGAATTGGGTATTACAAAGTGTAGTTCAAAAAATAAACCACAATTAATAGAACTAATTAACTCCAAAAATAAAACAAGTAATAATACTGAAGAATATAAAAATATTTTAATAAGCGAAGATGTTATTAATGAACTCTCACCATCTCTTATTGAACCTATAACCAAAACATTAAATGTAATTGACTTATTTTGTGGGTGCGGAGGAATGTCAAAAGGTTTAACCGACGCAGGATTAAATATAATTGCAGGAATTGACATTTGGGATAAAGCAGTTGAAAGTTACAATAAAAATTTTGAACATAAAGCATATTGCGAAGATTTAACAAAGTTGCCTCCTGAAAAATTCAACGAATTATACAATAAAGAAAATAAAAACATAGATATTTTGGTTGGAGGACCACCATGTCAATCATTCAGTATTGCTGGAAAAAGAGATAAAAACGACCCAAGAAATGCTTTATTTATGGAATATGTTAAATATCTTGATTATTTTAAACCCAAAGCGTTTATTATGGAAAATGTAATTGGTATGCTTTCAAAAAAAACATCAAATGGTGAAAAGGTAATTGATATTATAATGGAACAATTGAATAGAAACTATAATTGTATAATTAATAAGTTATACGCAAGTGATTTTGAAGTTCCACAAAATAGAAGACGCACTATAATTATAGGAATTCGAAAAGATTTAAATATTATACCAAAAGAACCTGAACCAATTATACCATCAGTAAAAGACAGAATACCTGTTAAAAATATATTAATACCAAGAAATGAGATAGATAAAAAATATTATTTAAGCGAAAAAGCATTAGCAGGAATAGCAAATAAAAAGGGTGTAAATAAAGAAAAGGGGTTTGGTTTTGGAGCTCAAATATTAGACTTTGAAAAACCTTCATATACTATTCCTGCAAGATATTGGAAAGATGGTTATGATGCTTTAGTTAGATATAACGAAACCGAAATTAGAAGATTAACTATAATGGAACTAAAACGAATACAAAGTTTTCCTGATAATTATATAATAGATGGTTCAAATAAAGATATTATCATGCAGATAGGAAACGCAGTTGCGTGTAGATTTGCATATCATCTTGGTAAGTATATAATTAATACTCTTCAGTGATTAATTCATTCCAAAAACACGACCCTCTAAATTGTGAATAATTACGACTATTCCCATCATACATTCCACTATCAAATATAACCTTTTTATTTTTGATACATTCAATAAAATACTCAAAATTAAATGATTTTCCAAAACAAATTTTTTCATATTTATTGTTTATTTTTTTACACATAAAGAACCCTTTTTTATTAAATTTGTTATCAATATGTGGTTTCATTTTTGATGCTTTCCATAAAGCAATTACAATATTATCATTTTGTAAGAATGTAGGGAAATCGTTTTTTATAGTTCGTGTATCTTTTGAAAACGAATAATAAGCAACTATGTCATTATTTTCAGTTATTGATAGCATTTGTCCATTGGAATTCCAACTACCATATATTGGAACACAACTTCCAGACCAAGAACATCTGTTATTTTTAATTGGATTTGGATTTCCAAATGTCCTAATATAATTAGTTCTATTAATTTTCTCTTCATCTGTCCAATTATTAAGCTCATTTATGCTACTCCTTTTTTTTGAAAACGCATATTCGCTCGCACTAAAATCTCCAAGTGTAATTTTATTTGAAGACTTTTTCATTTCATATCCATTAATATCAGGCTCATTTTTTGCGTTATGTTTTATACCCATTTTTGTTTCTAACCAATGACCTTCTTTTCCATCGTGATTTACATTTTGTACTTCTAAACATATTTCAACCCCTTTAACATTATCATTAAATAGTGTTATTATTTGTTGTTTATCAATATCTATGGTGGGTTTAATTTCGTTCATTCTTGATTGTAGTTAAAGTATTGTAATATATTTATTATTGAATAAAAACAAATCAATTTTATTCAATTTTATATATCTTTATATTGTTTTAGTTTATGTTTTCGTGTTGATGGTTTTCTTGTATATTCTGTTTTTTTACTTGTTCCATAAGCATATTCAAAATAATTTTTATAATTTTCTGGTTTTACTTTTTCTATTGATATATCCACATTTTTTGCTAATTCTCCAAAACTATATACATCTCTTTTCTTTTTTATGTATGTTTTTATTTGATTGAAGTAATTTTCTATTGGAGAATTTGTCATAGGAGTATATGGAATAGAAAATAAATATTTATTACCGCTTTTTGTAATAGCCATTTTTAATTAATTAGCAATAATATTGCTAATTAATCATTAATCGGCAATATTATTGCTAATTAATGATTTTGAAAAACAAAAATATAGGATTTCAAAAAGTCTTCAGAATTTGTTTTTCAAAAAAAGCGAAAAAGTATTTTTCGAAAATTCTCAGGACTTTTTATTTTGCAAGTTTTTATTTAGGCATTTTAATTACACTGACCAAAAAGAA